GTTGATAGACGACAAAGATAGAACTGAATAAAGGAAAAATTATGTTAAAGAAAATCAAACAAGCATTAGGAATGAGTTCGTATGGTAATGAATACGTAGGCAGCGTCTGTACTTTTGCCGGACCTTTCGCCCCACAAGGATATGTAGATTGTGATGGTCGAAAACTGTCTATTAAAGATCATCAAGAGTTGTTCAGCATTATTGGCACCATGTACGGTGGCGATGGAATAAATGATTTCGCTGTTCCTGACCTGAGACCTCTATCAGAAGACGGCCAACCAGATACTGGGTTACATCGTAAAGTTGATTGGACCAAAGTTGGCAAACCACGTCAAGTAATCTGCTGCTTTGGCGACTATCCTTTTAGACCGTAAAGAAATAAGGAGAGCGATATGGAACAAGAATTTAAATGTAATCACTGTAAGCATCCTGCACACTGCGGACACGGATGTTCGGACGAAACCTGCGATCACTGCCCAGAATGTGCATGTGACTATTGCCAAGTAGAAAACAGTGCAGAGACAGGATACAACTAAAGATGAGAGCATTTGAATTTTTACTTGTTGAAGGCTATAAGGAAGCAGCCTCTGAGTTTTATCAAGTAGCGCCAGCACAACTAGTCGATAATGCTATTGATCGATTTCGTGATTTGGTTAATCGAAATCAAGTGCAAGGACAAGAACGTAATATTGACCATTGGCGGACGCAGGGCTGGTCTGCATTCAAACTTCTAGTAGACAAAAAAGGCGCCGAACCTAGTAAAACTCAAGTTAAACGCAAAAAAGCGGTAGGTAAGAGTGTTTTTCTACGAGAAGACAATCAATGGCTAATTGTTATACCATTAGATAAAAACGCTAGTTGTTTCTATGGTAAAAATTCAAGTTGGTGTACTACGAAACCCGAAAGGGATGATTTTGAGAAGTATTTTTATCGTAATGATGTAGTTTTAGTTTACTGCATACGCAAACAAGACGGTGGCATGTTTGCTATTGCTGGACACCCTAAGTTAACACAAGTTGAAATTTTTGACCAGCAAGATAAGTCAATAACCCCTGCTCAATTTAAATCACTAACTGGTCTCGATTCGCAAGAAATACTGAAAGAAGCAATGTCTAAATTTGGAGAAGACATTAAAGCAGCCAAAGGCCCATATGTAGAAATTGTTAAAGAACTTGATCAACTTATTCCTACCTTAACACAGCGGGATACCAATGTTGAAAATAAATTATTGCAGATCAAAGACGGGAAATTAATTCACAATTATGTTTCATATGTTCTACCAGACGCAGCTAGCGGATTTACAAGTTTACCCGATGATTTTCCTAAGGCACTGTTATTTCCGTTAATCACATATTTCCCAAAGATATTGCAGTCTAAATTTAACCAAACTGAACAAGAACAACTTGCAGCAATAGAGTCAATATGGGGAGCACAATATGTTAAAAATCCAACACCTCGTGTTATTGATCGAGCATTAACGCGCCTTGGCAGCAATATAGAGTATTTCCCTGTCAACTATGAAACCATGGTTAAGTATCCTAAGGCAGCGGCATGGTGGGCACGAAAAAATAAAACTAGAGTTCCTGAAGCAGAAGCAGAGATTCTTAAAGACCCAGAGGCACTGTTTGAATACCTTATGGTTCCAGTTGGCCGCCAATGGCCGGACGCTGAAACGGCCATACTAGGTAATACTACCCTTTATTCAGCTGTTGCTAGGTACGCTAAAAACTTTCTCAAGGCTCGATGGCCTGAAGGTGAAGAACTATTGCTCAAGTCTGCAGCAACACCAACCGATGATACTGATATTCAATACATAATGTTTATCTATGCCAAGGAGATTATCAAAGGACCGTGGCCTGAGGCAGAAAAATTTATTATTAAAGATCCAGAAACAGCTGCATTATATGCAACAGATGTATTGAAGCGGCGTTGGCGAGAAGCAGAGCCTGCAATGCTCGAGGTTAATCCAGAATCTAGCGAAACTGACTCGGTTGAAAAGTATTTTTATTTTATAGGAAGAGACGACTATCGCTACCGCTGGCCAGACTTTTATCGGAATGATAGTGACGAGGATTATTAACCGTTATTAAATCACATTATGTTTCAAAGACTAGACGTTACTATACTCTCTAATCCTGTTTGTTCCAAAGCAGTTGATAATCTTATTGCTGAGGATTTTCGATGGTACGACAAAGACGGATTTGAACTAAACGATGCAGAATATCAGTTCTATCATGCTATGGGCTATCCCGTTGACCATGGAATTCTAAATCACAATTGTTGGCAGGAGCCTTGGTTTAGATTAGAAAAAGAAAATCTCGGACTGATAGTTGATCATGCGATGTTTCTATGCAGGTGTTCTTATGCAGGAGAAGCAGAGAGACAACTGCAAGAGTATAAAAAAACAATACCAGCAGCAGGATATCTATTACAGACAAGAATTAAGTGGGGTTTTGATTTTGCTCTTGATGCGATCCGTGATTCAAAAGTATTTGAAGTAATACATGTTGAGTACGATAGCCATGATTATCAACATTTTTCCGATCGTCTTATTAACTTTGAATATCTAGTTCGTCATACTGATTGGATTGATTGTGCTGACCGCGTGTGGGCTCATCGTGATAAGTGGCAATCTTTAAAAGGATTTGACCAAAATCATTGGAAGGCCAAATACCTGTTAGGTTGGGGCAAAGCTGAATATACAGAAAAATCAGTCTGAAATACATAGTGTCATAACATGAAAACATTCCGAGAATACCTAAAAGAATCAAAGAATACAATGCTGACTAATTTACCCGTAAGCAAAAGGCCTATAATATGAGAGCAAATGAAATCTTAACAGAACTAGCAGATGCACCGTATAAAATATACACGGTAGGTCCAGTATCAGCCAAAAGTTACATCACTTATTATTTCGAAACAGACGATGGCACTGAATACAAGGTAGACAACCATGCTATCTTCACTGAACAACGTGACGGCGAGCCACAATACCAACTTGAAGTTGCTTTCTTAGCAAGGCGACCCGATGGCTGGTCATTAGAAGCTACTGGTGAGTCTGGTGCACGGGCTGTAAGAGTATTTTCAACTGTTTTAGAATGCGTAAAAAGAGCAATTAAGGTGCACGAAAGTGCTGGCAACCAAATTGATAAGATTGCTTTTGGTGCGGCACACGATGAGCCATCAAGAGTTGCGCTATACAAAAAGTTTGCACAAATGGCTGGTAGGTATTTGCCCGGTTGGAAATATGGCGGAGAATTCAAGGCCGGATTTACAATACAATTCTTTTTAGTGAAATCTTAGATGCACCGGCGGGCCCTAGCTGAATTAGAAAAAGCAATATAAGATAAATACTGTTATATTTTTCAAGGGTATCGCATGAGATTTTATGTATTTTTAGCACTGGCATTGTCTATCATTATTCCCGCACACGCACAAAAGATGCCCAAAAATTCCGCAACTTATGATGCACAGGTGCTTAGGGTGTTAGATGGCGATACTATCGTTATCGCAGCGCCTTTTCTTCCAGCACCACTCAAGCCCGAACTAGCAGTTCGTATTTTTGGTGTCGACACTCCAGAGAAAGGACATCGTGCCCGATGCCCCAAAGAAAATAAAGGAGCATTAATGGCCAGCCAATATACCAAACAACTGATTAGCCAAGGTGGCAATATACAAGTCACACTCTACGGTTGGGACAAGTTCGGTGGTCGTGTACTAGGTGATATAATAGTTAACGGTCAGAGTGTGCGTATGGGCCTAATACAAAATGAGCTAGCACGCGAATATTACGGTGATGCAAAACAAAGTTGGTGCAACTAATATGAAACAGAAGAAACTACTTCAAGAAGTGTATAAGGCCTGCTTCACGCATGACACTGCCAACCTCGCTAACCTTCGCAAAGAAGAATTCCAAAAAATATTGAAACGCAAGGCCGAAGGTAAGCCATTTACTACACGCTGGACTGTGGTTAGGATTTAACCTCACAGTACTCTTTTAAATCCGTGTGATACGATCTGCACATAATAAGAAAGGGCCCTAGAGGCCCTTTCTTTTTCTTCTATAATATAATATCCGCTATGCGGTTATGTAATATTTACTTCTTAGTTCCACTGTTGTTAACAAAGCTATACATCCTTTCAGCAGTTTCTAAAATCTTGTCAAGACCTGGAAATTCTGGCATACCAACAGTAGTGACAATAGTGCCATTCTTTTCGTCACGTTTAGCCGACATTTCCCAACCTTGGAACTTCATAGCATATTCAGCTTGTATTAGATCTTTAGCTTCTTTAAGAATGTCAGTGCGAATTTCGTAACCGGTCTTATTAAATTTTACTTCTGGTGTTTTTACTTCTGGAATGTTAAAACTGTTTTTTGACATAATAATCTCCTTTGTGTATGTGTATGTCTTAATTGGCTTCTTTTTCTACTTTGTAGGGAGCTTGTGAAGCCTGCTCCTTCTTTGCAAAGACACAGCTAGTGGCTTTGTCAACAGCATACCGTGCAACTTCAATAGTGTTTGAAACTAGCATAGTTACGAAGTCTGTTTGTGCGTCAATAAATCGATCTGCTAGACGTTGTAGTTCAGGATCTTTTACAATCTGTTTGAAGATACTGCGTTTAGTATTTTGTACAGTGTCAATGATAAATTGCGGTGTAATCATCTGTGTCTCGTAATGTGTAATACATTATATACCTTTTTTAATAAAAAGTCAACGGGCAAATGAGCGTTCTAGCAAACCTTCGCTGAGACTTCCCTAGGTGATCAAGCATAGCAATGCTGTCTTCTGCAATCTCAGCGATCATACTGGCTGTGCTAGCAGAAGGAATAGTCAGATTGGCTTCTACTTCTCCGCTTTCTTGTATAAGGATACCATGTTTCTGAGCCAACTTTCTAATGGCAGTGTTGCGGGCCAAGCAGACCATAAAGCCAGTTTTGATATTACGGTTTTGACACCATTCAATACAGCGTTTCATTAGAGCAGACCCCATGCCCTGCCCTTGATATTCTTTGAGAACACTAAATGCCAACTCAACAGTACCTGCTTCTATGGCTATATGTCCAGCTGCAATAACTCGACAATCATTATCTTCTATGACAAAAATCCTATTCTTCAAGGGACTTTTTTCTAAACGATCGCAGATCGTATCAATCATGTCGTCTTTGATGTGATAGCCAAACCGCAGGTAACGGCTGTCACTATCGAGATTCTTGAGGTGCTCGCGATACTTTGCATATTCTAAGTGTGTGAGTTTATAAACAGTGTGCATTTTAATTTTTGAAGCCTATATCGTTAGCTTCTTTGTAAAATCTTGCTCTAGGTAATTTATCCTCTGCTAGTGCATTGGCAACGACTCTCTTCTAAGGTATTTATACGCATAATGCTGCACCTGCACATAAATGTCAAGCTTGCAAAAGTCAATAGTTTGCTGTAAAATGATTGGAGATTGAGTTAAATATAATATCATTCGGACCCATTTATGAAACTACAAACACGATCGATTCTGCAAGAGCTTAATGAGATTGCTGACGTGCGCAACAAAGATGCACTCTATGAAAGTCGTGCAGTTAACATAATTAACTCTGCTATAAACCTTATTCAAAGTCTGCAAGAGCATTACGGAACTGAGGCTGCAATTGAATTAGAGCGTCGAATCCTCAATTCAATCAAAGGTCAAGACCCAGCTAAATTTAGTCGTGGCATACGCAGAATAGCAGAAAGTCGTAAACAAACGAAGATATTGGAATCTAAAGACGATGAGCGGTAATATTTTTAAGGACGATACGGGCACAGCTCTAACTAAACGCATCAACAAAGTGGATGTCCTGCCTACAGTACAATGGTTAGAAACAATTACTGGTCTTGAACTCACAGACTATATGTTAGGCACAACCGGCAAGAAAGAGTCTAGCGGCGACTTAGACTTAGCCATTGACGCTAATGAAGTTGATAAGAACGAGTTTGCAAATAAGCTAGCAGAGTACATTAAAAAGCAAGGCGGAGATCCTAAGCAATGGATTAAGAAGTCAGGAATCAGCGTTCACTTTAAAACTCCAATCCGCGGCAATGAAGACAACGGGTATGTCCAAGCAGACTTTATGTTTGGAGAGCGTGATTGGATGAAATGGTCAATGACCGGAGGTCGAAGAGGATCGGAACTCAAAGGCGCACATCGTCATGTGATTCTCAGCAGCATTGCCAAGGCAAAGGGCATGAAGTGGAGCTTTCAAAATGGGTTGATGAATCGTGAAACCAACGAAATCATCACAAAAGATCCCAACGAGATTGCCAAAAAGTTATTGGGACAAACAGCAACAGTAAAAGATTTGGTTGACCCAGAAGCAATTATCGACTATATTATTAAACTTCCAAACTACGAAGAACTAGTTTCTAGTGCAAGAGTAGATTTAGAAAAAGACGGAGTTTCTTTACCTAGAGTAGGTACCGTTGAAAGCTATGCTCCAGGATCAGGAGCATGGTTCCGTAAAATGATTAACGTGCTCAAATAAGAAAGGGTGTATGAGAGCGTTTGAGTTTCTAGTCGAATTAGAAATAAAACCTAAAGTCGGTCGTTCTTGGCAGCATGCTGAAGACCTAGTTATAGTTGACGGATCTGCCGGTGCTATGAGAGCATTAGACAGTCTTGAAGCTATGGCCAAAGATGTAAAAGATGTTCGCATTAAATGGGACGGCAGCCCTACTATCTACTTCGGTCGTGACGATAGTGGAGAGTTTGTACTCACAGACAAAAGCGGCTACAGTGCTAAAGGCTACAACGGCAAGACTAAGAGTGCCCAAGATCTTAAACGTATGCTACTAGGTCGTGGAAAAGAAGCAAACGACTCTAGAAAAGCCTTTGCTGCTAACATGGCTCACCTCTTTGAAAGATTAAAAGCTATTACTAGTCCTGAGTTTAGAGGATTTATTTTTGCCGATGTACTGTTTTTTGATCGACCTCCAAAGAACAAGGATGGGGAATTTGAATTTACGCCCAACACTGTGACCTATCATATTCCTGCTGCAAGTGAATTAGGCAAACGAATTGCTAGAGCTCACTCAGGCATTGTTATGCATCGACATAACGAGGAGCCGATCATGGGCGATGTTAAGGGCATCAATATGACAGGCCCCGTGTTTGCTGTTAGCCATATTTCGATTACCAACCCTCCCAAGGTCAATACCGCCAAGATACAATCAGCTAGAAACTTTGTTGCTAAGAATGCAAGTGCAATAGACAGCTTGCTTGACGATGATAAACTAGCTGCTATGAAGATAAGTGACCTAAAGAATACTCTTTACAAATTTGTCAATAGCCAAGTTCCGACACGCAACTTCAACAATCTAGACGATCGTTTCGATAAATGGCTTCATACCAGCGGAGTTAGTGCTCCTAAGCAAGCTAAGATAGCAGCGATGAAACAAGAAAATCCAAATGTATTTGCTGCAATATTCAACACGCTAGAAATGATCATGCAGATCAAGGACGAAATTATTGACGATCTTGATATGAGCAGTCCTATTAAACAAAGCATAGGCGGCAGGCCTGGCGGTGAGGGCTATATCAAGGGCAACCTCAAATTGGTACCCAGGGCTAAGTTTACAGCAGCAAACGTCGAAAAACACAGCTAATCGCACCATTTTTTAAGTTTCGACTAAATATTAATGCCAGTCCCGGAGCGGGACTATATTTAAGGAGAAACTAAAATGGCAGACGTATATTCAACAGTTGGCGTAAATGCTAACAAATTTGTTCTAAACACATCAGACGCAGGCCGTGAGCTTGTTGTTAAGGTTGCAGGTACTAATCTAACTGACGCTAACCTATTAGCAATCATGCGCTATCTAACTACATCGCATGGCACTAATGGTGTTGGTGACAGTGCTTTCACTATCGCAGCATTTGGTACAGCAGACGGTACACCTTTTGTAAGCGGAACCACAGACACTGTATTCTTCCGCCTACAGGGCACTGGTGATTTTACTCCAGCAACTGCTGACATGGGAATCGGTGGTGTAACCGTTACCATCGAAGCTGTATTCCGCCCAGCACTGTAATATTTCCTAGGGATGGGAAGTAGGGGCCGGATTTATTCCGGCCTTTTTTTATCTGCTTAAATAATAGCAGATTATGCAGCGTTATAGACTAACTACTTTAATAGACATCACTCGCTCTCAGGCATCAAGATCTGAAACTGATCATATAAAGATCGGACAGCAATCTAATTTCAACACGTTTCTACAATCAATAGGGCTACGCTCTAATATAGAATGGACTGAAGATCCTATTCGACACGAAGGTAGATTACCAAAACCGTTTGACGGTCGTGCTGCCTTTTGGGTCTGGGAATTTGACGTTGAACGAGACGAGGTATTTTTTAAAAATGGCGACCCGGTAGGTCATTTACATGACGATTTGAACGCTGTTCCTATTTTACCAACACTTACTAACACAGCAGATATAACCCCTGCCACAATCCAAACACAGGGTATTGGTATTAATACCTGGGTAGAAATAATATGGAGTTAAAAATTCTTTGACTTTTGTTTTAAATATTTTATATGAAAAATATACATTGGAAAACTGTAACAGCATTAGCCGCATTACTAGTTTTTATAGGGTTCCTAACATCTGTTTGGGGACATTTTTCTCAAAACTTCGCAATGTTAACAACCGGGTTTATTATTATTGTAATAGTGTGTGCAAGTTGGTGGTTCTGGGTCGTAATTATGGTCCAGACCATGGTTGAATATATAAATTTAACAGCAAATCGATTAGGAGATATAAAAACAGGAATACAAGAAGCTAGGTCTCTCCTTAAAGAATACGAAAAATCCAAATTAGATAAATAAAGAATCATAGGCAAACTACAGGCATATAAAGGCATCCAGTGTCATCTTTGGAGATTTTATTATGACGGTAGGGTCCACAGAATTAGAAAGATCTAGTTTAGAAGCACACGTTGATTTGTGTGCATTGCGTTATGCTCAATTAGACAATCGTCTTACTACATTAGAAAAGAAAGTCGACGACATACACTGTGACATAGTCGACGGACAGAAAAGCTTAACTAAAGTCATTATCGGTACTGCAGGTACCATTATTGCAGGTGTTCTTTCGATAGTTGTAGCAATCTTAATGAACCCTTAAAAATTTGCACACAGTTAAATAAAGGACCCCCAAGGGGGTCCTTTATTATGTCCTTATCAAAAAAACTTGACAAATTAATAAAAAGTAGTCTCGATATACTTCCGGTTAGAATTGACGCAGGTATACTTGTAGGTAATGTCTTGATTGAAAGTCAAGGATTTATTAAAAATATCTATAAAAAAGAAAAGTTAATTTATTCAAATATAAATTTAAATTTAGTAGCTATTAAGTTAGCTAACCTTTTAGCCAAAGGCAATAGTTTAAGATGTGATCAAATTTATTCTGCAGATCAAGTTTATGGAAAATGGCTCAACGACAGCCAATTGCTAAGAGCACAACACGAAAGGGCTAAAAAGAAGCAAGACTTTGAGCGAGCTGATGTGTTATGGGCCAAGTATGTTGAAAGCAGAGATCGTACAATATTAGCTAAAACTCGTGCAGAAGCTTTGACTAAAATCTGAATAAATACAATATCAATCCGGACCTGAAAACTTATGAAAACAACAGACTTATTTAAAATAAACAGAAGCAGCCAACGGCTCAACGAAGGCTTGGAAAAGTTCTTTGGGCAGAATCTAAGTCTAGAATCTTTTGATCTTCCTCAATTAGAGGACGCTCGCAATAAGTTGCGCACACAGATCAGCCAAGTTCGCGGAGAAAGCGGATTTAATGAGAATCTAGAAAACGATGCTTATTCAAAAGCGCAGTGGATGTTGGATGCTATCAACGCTGAGATCGCAGAGCGTGAAGAATTTATTGCTGATGCTGGCACAGCAGATGTTAGGTATGAAGAAGGTTCTAATGCTGATGCAACACTGGCACAGATTGCCGCAGCTGGCGACGGCTACTACGACATGCTACAAAATGGCTTAGATGGATTGTTAGGCGGAGAGGTCGAAATCATATTACACGATATGTATGATGAAGTTTCTAGAGAATACAACTTACATCCAGATGACGATTTTGAAGAAATACATAATAGAATGATAGATCGTATTGAACAAGATTACGGTCAACAAGAAAATATTGCCCCACAATCAATGGGCGAAAGCACACAAGGAAATAACATGCGTAAACTAAGAGAAGGTGAGATCCAGCAAGCAAGTGCGATCGTCACTGCAAAGACTATGGTTGACAGAGTAGGTCGTTGGATTGAAGAACTTTCTGGCATGGAGAATGATACTCTATTACAGTTAGGAGATCAGATCCGTGACGAAATGAGTTCCGGGCAGGCCAAACAGTTTATCGGCACAGTTGCGCCTGCTATTCAAACAGCACTTGACACTCTTAAACAAACTCGAGAAACCCTAAGCACAGGCGTGAGAACTCTAACAGGTGAGGAGCAGCCGGCAGAAATGCTTGGTGCAGAAGCTCCCAACAGCGGAGAGGACGAACTAGGAGCAGTTGCACCCGATGCAATGAATACCGGTGAGGAAGAAATGGGAGCTCCGGAGGACGAATTCACAGCAGCTGAACCAGCAGCTGGTGGCATTGAAACTGCAGGTCGAGAAAAGCGTGAAAGTATTGAATATCAAAATAACCTCTTAAGAGTACTAGCAGGCTAATGAAACTTTCTGACTTAAAAGAAAATGACCAGCAATTAGACGAACTGCTTCCTGCACTAGGAGCAGTTGCTGGAGGGGTTGCTAGAGGTGCCGCGGCACTAGGTGGTGCTGCCCTTGCTAGAGGTACTACACCGGCAGCTGGTTCTGCGGTTAACCAAGCAGCATCTGGACTAGCAGGCGGCGGTATGGATCCGGCTCAAGCAGCTCAAGCGGTTAAAGATCGCCAAGAGCAAAAGAAAGTAATACAACAACAGATCCAAGCAAAGCAAAAAGAGCTAGACGATCTAAGAAAACAACTGGCGACACTAGGATGAGATTCTTCGAATTTCAAGGTACCGATACTGGAATAGATAAGTTTATCGTTGCCATCAAAAATCACATAGGCAGAGCCTCTAGTAAAAAAGCACCAGCTAAACTCAACTGGGGTGCTATAGCGTCTATGAGTCGTGCAAACGGGTTTGAATTTGCCGCAGACTATGAAACTTTCAAATCATTGTATGACTCGAACCCGTTACTACAGTCTTTGATTAAAGACTTCAATGACCAAGGGCTCGAACTAATGGTTCCAGGAGCGCCAGATGAGATTAACCCATCTGGCACTGCACAAGACAGCGAAACTGAAATTGACAGAATTGCGTCTAGCGCTGCTCCAAAACAACTAGCCCAAACGCAACAGACTCCCAAGACTTGATATTTGTTCAGTTATGCTGTAATATATACAGTATGACTGAACAATTACCATTAACCCCGCCGCCTTTTGTTGAGCGGATCCAGTATAAAAACTGCAAGCAGATCAACGACTCTGTAACTAAAAAAAGATTGTATCTCACACCAGACGGTGAACACCTACCTAGCGTAACAACTATCCTTAGTGCCACTAAAGACATGACAGCACTGAACGAATGGAAGAAGCGTGTGGGAGAAGATAAAGCTCGTCAAATTACCACAGAAGCAGCAGGAGTTGGTACTGGACTTCATTCAAATCTAGAACGCTTTATAGCCGGGCTACAACGCCAGCCTGGAAACAACCCAGTGCATATAAAAGCAAACGCCATGGCGGATGTGATTATTCAAAATGGGCTAAAATATGTTGATGAAGTATGGGCGATGGAACAGAGTCTGTACTATAAGGGACTATTTTCAGGCACAACTGATCTAGTATGCGTTTATAAAGGTAACCCTTGTATTGCCGATTACAAACAAACTAATCGTCCAAAGAAAGCAGAATGGGTTGAAGATTATTATCTACAACTCATGGCGTATATCATGGCACATAACAATACATATGGAACTGATATGCGTGAAGGACATATCTTTATGGTTAGTAGGGGTGATGATGGGATGAGACCCGGTGGAGAAGTATATCAACAGTTTGATCTATTGCCACAGGACTTTAACAAGTATCAAGACCTATGGCTTAACAAAGTAGAAACTTATTACTCTGTCCTAAGATAAATACCCTATAAAAGGGATATTTAATTATGGCAGTCACTCAAATTTCAAGAATACAGGTACGCAGAGGAAGAAAATTATCTCCTACTGGTATCCCGCAATTAGCAAGCGGAGAAATCGCTTGGGCTGTAGACTCACAAGAAGTGTTTATCGGAAATGGCAGTGTTGCAGAAGGTGCACCGTATGTAGGCAACACTAAGATACTTACTGAACACGACGATATCCTAGCATTGATTTCCAGTTATAAGTTTGGAGGTGCAGATGAGGATTCCGTTGTTCCTTTCAGTATTCCGAGATCCTTCCAGAGCAAATTAGACGAATACGTTAGTGTACTCGACTTTGGAGCCCAAGGTGATGGCATTGTCGATAATACATTATTTTTTGAAACGGCATTTGCTCAGCTCTATCAAAATACCATAGAAACCTACAGGAAGGCCCTAGTAATACCAAATGGTGAATACATATTTGACCGTGATCTTCGTGTACCTAGCTTTGTAATACTAGCTGGTGAAACACATAATGGTGTAGTTCTTCGATTTACCGGGGATCACGGAATTAAATTTGTTGAATCTATAGGTGGATCCGAGTCATTGATCGACTATACTGAATCTACTAGACCACAAAATATTAGAATCTCTAATGTAATTATTGAGTCTGCGCAATCTGATGTTTCCGGAGCTAAAGATGTAATATTTGATAATGTTACGTTTAAAGGAAATTATACACTGTCAAATCCAGCGTTACTTCCTCGTGAACAAACATCGTCAATATATTGGGCTAACACCCTTGAAGATATCGAAGCAACTGATATTAGATTTAACTCTTGCAGATTTGTAAATTCTGAAATTGCTGTCAGGTGTGATCAAAGCGTTGTATCAAGTTCCAAGGTAATATTCAACGACTGCCAGTTTGATTCTTTAGATACTGGCGTTCTTGTAATAGGTGTTGAAAATCAAATAAATCTTTGGAAATTTTATGAGTGCCGATTTTCTAACACTGCGAATCATGCAATTTATATTTCTGCCGGAACTGGCACAGTTATTAAAGAAACTAGCTTCGAACGATGCGGCAATTTCTTGAATGGAATTCCAGCAGTTCCGGTAGTGTATTTTGGCCAGAGCCAAAATAATTTAATGATAGACTGCTCTTCAGATAGGCAACAATCTAATGGTATCACTACCGATGAACTTGCAAGCTATGTACCAGAAGTATATGGTGCAGACAAAGTTTCTTTTATCACACGGAACCAAGCATTTGTTGAACCATTTGAGTCATATACACCAATCGCGGTATTTTCCGCATTTAATAAATTTATGGAAATAAATTACTCATTAGTGTTAGAAACCGGGGATATCCGATCTGGAAAGATGAAGCTCACTATCGATAAGGATTCTGGAATTGTTAACCTTTCAGATGATTACGCTTATACCTCTCCTTTGGGAATTGCTAATGGTGTTCAAAATAATAAATTACTAGAAATATTTTCATTTACTTTTGGCAAAATATCTTTAGGTTCTGTTGTTTCGGGAGAAAATATAAG